TGCCGCTCTGACTCCTGAGTTGTAATGCCATACTGACTTCAATCAAACGCCCCGCACGAATCGCTTGGGCAGTGGCTCTGCCGATCTTCTCGCCAAGTGATTTTCTCTGATCACAAGCGATGTCGAAGCCAGTCTCGAAATCGTGGAAGCTCGTTGCTTTGTCCTTTAATTCAACGACCTTATTATTAGCCATCTTTTCTCCATGAAAACTTAGTAATTGGGGGCGAAGTGCGCCGCCCCCTTTGCGCCGTGAGAGCCTATCCTCACGTCATGGCTTCGGTTAATGCTGACGGAATTAGATATTCGTCGGAGACATAAACGCCGGGAACTTGTTCGCGCCGCCCACAGCGTTGTAATCCAGCGACTTATCAATTAGCGCGCTCCCGTTGCGCTGAAGCTTGGCGAAGCCAGTGATCGTCGAAGCGACAGAACCCTGCAATCGCTTCGAGATGATTCTCTCTGTCTCCAGTAGGAGCGGCTGTGCCGTCAGCTTCACCAAGGACACGGCTGTGTCAACGATGGCGAGCCTGCTAGCGGCCATCCGGTGGCTGGCATAAAGGTCTTCAGGCGTTTGCACCGCACTCTTGAATTTGACAGGCATCAGGGCAGCGCCGAGATTCTGCTTAGCCTTCACTTCCGGCAAATCAAGATAATCGAGGCAGGTATCTTCGTTGCCGATAGCCACCAGCCCCGTGCGCCCTAACTGATTGAAGCGGACGCCGACGCGCAGGAAGTCTCTGTAGGCATACTGCCCGGCTGTCTGCACACCGATAACAGGCGCGGCCTCAGAACCATCTGCTAGGTCGCCGTTGACAATCACGTCAACCGCATCAGCAGTAAGCGACAGAGCGAAGCGACGGCCAAAATCCTGAAAGAAGAGCGCCAGCAGGCTGATCGTGTTGAACATGATCGCCTCGTAGCTGATCTTGATTTGCCGAGCCTTCGCCTTAATGACAACTTTCTTGGAGTTGTAATCAACTGTGCCTTCCTCAACAGTCGCACCTTCGTCCGTGTCTTTCGCGCCTGCGTCCGACAAGTTGAAGTAGGGAATGTTGACGCTATCCTGTGAGACCGGCTCGTCGCGTATGATCAGGTCGTTGTAATAACCGGCCTGCACTGCGCCGCGATTGTGAGGCTCAAGCCACGCTTCAGGACTGATCCAACGCTGACCGCCATTACCTTCGCTCAAAATCGGCCCTTGCGAAACGCGTTGCGCGTCAGACATCGCCTGGCTTGTGACCTCGCCCATACCCTGCTGAATGCCCTGGCGGATGACTTCCGGCACGAGATAACGCGCGTCTTCGTCTTCCATCAACTCATTCACTCGCGTCGAGTGTTGATTGATTTCAAGGTCACTGAAGAGATGATCGGGGGACTGCTCATATTTCTGTGATAAATGCTCCCGCAGACTAATGTCGCGTGGCGCATTCCTGTTCGTGCGAATGGCGTGCATCTCGCTCACCATTTGTCTTACTTTGCCTTTTAAGCCTGCCATTTTCGTTCTCCTAAAATAATCAGTAGTCAGTAATTAGTAATCAGTTGAATCAGTGGTCGGCCTTATTACTGACCACTGACTACTGATGACTCTTTAATAGGTCAACACGTCAACGTCCGCTCCATCAGCGCCGCCAATCAGACAGACACCAAAGAGCGTGTCGGGCTTATCGCCAGCCGCAGCATCGGTCTGCGAAATCCACTTCGTGACGCGCTGGATGCCGCCGCCGTCAGCCGCAGCCATCTTGACGCGATCACCGGCAACGATAGCGCCGCTCGCCTTGATCGTGATTCGTTCCTTAAAGCGGGTCTCAACTGTGCCCTCGCCGTTCACTTCTTTGGCAGGTTTCACCACACGGCCAAACGGAATTGCATCCGCACCGGCTTTGTTCACTGTTCTGTCACCAGTGATGGTTACAATGGCATCCCTCACCAAAATAGCCGCGAAGATAACCTTAATTCCCAGCCCCTCTACCTGTGCTATCAACTTCATTGCTTTCTCCTCGTAGTTGAAAATCACGCATAGGTGATTCTCGGAAATTGTTTAGAAAATCGAATTCGAGGTGGCTGGCGCTTTCTTCGCCTGCATTCCAGCTTTCTCTACTTCAGCGCGATCTTCGACTGACGAGCGACCGCTCACATTCAGGCTGCCGCAGTCTTGGCATTTATGCGGGTACCTCTGCGACGCCTGCTCCGTGTAGAGTGTCGTCAAGCCCGGAAGCTGTTCAGCCGCAGCCTGCTTGATGACGGTGGCGAGAGCTTCCGGCACTTCGCCTTCTCCGCCGCCGATGATGGCGAGCTTCGCCACGCGCAGACATTCCACACGCTCTTTTTCCAGAAGCGCATCTCCGACCTGCGCTCTCGTTCCGAGCGTGCTAAGCGCGGGCAGCAATATTGCGTCAGGCACGTCCTCACCGACTGTTTCGGGGAGGCCGAGCATCTTTCTTAGTTCAAGACTTAGTTTCACTGTTTCACTCCTTTGTGGTGTTGTGTTCGTGCCTCCTCCGGCACCAATTTCTTTAGCTGTCGTCGCGCTCATTCCGGCTTCGGCTGTATCGGCTGCGGGCAATTGTTTGTTCTCTTCCTGCGCGCCTTGAAAGACCAGGGAGATTTCCCAATAGCCGAGAATCTTCGTGACAATCAGGCGCACGAGTTCTCCGCCGACTTCCTCCATCAGTAACTGCCAGAAGCGGCCCTCCTCAACCAGATCGGGATGAGAGAACTCAAACTCGAAGAGCACAGTCACGGAGGCGCTGTGGACGGCGGGCGGTGACATTGCCACCCCGCGAATAAGCATTGGGTCTTTCTTAGAGTCGAGCTTGAGCTTTGCCGTGATACCGGAGATGCCGCCTGCGTGATCACCTTTCTCATCCCACGTCGCTTCGCTGACAACACCAACCCAATTGTCCACCGAATAGAAGTAGTGGTCCTTATAGACTGTCTGCCCTGCCAGCATTTCGACAGAAGCTTTAAGCACGCCGGGCTTTGCGAAATCGAGGCCGTAGCAAGGTGAGAGCGTGGCACTGATGGCGCGATAGTCTTTGTAGAAATAATCAGTTTCCTTCGGCAGTAATTCAGCAACAGTGTCGAACGCGATGGGAGCAGGCTGCGCGCCATACTGAGAAGCAACGCCTACACTGAGACTCTCGGTCTGCTTGCCAACTTCGGATGCGGCCAACCTGATCTGTGTAAGAATGGACTCACGAACAGCCTCTTCCAGAGAAAGGTGCGCCCCACCGAACGGCAGCATCATGGTGAACTGCGCTTTTCCGCCTAGCTGCGATAAGCTGAGAAACTTAAATTTATTCTTCACTTCTCGAATACCCCTTCAACTCGTGTCCTACATCGCGGGTGATAAGGTGGAAAGCCGCGCCCTTCCGCTACAAGACTGTCATCAATCAAGCCATCATCGCTGATGCGGTCTTTCACGTAGTTCACGGGATCACTAGCAAACGAGCGCCCTTGTTCACTCTTGTAAAGTTCTTTCGCATAATCTCCCGGTTCCAATTCCGTAAGGCGATCAATCGTCTCTGCGGCCACTCCGATGTTGATGTATTTGCCGTCGAGGTGTTGGCAAATCTCTGAGGTTCGAGTGTCGAGAATGGCAATGATTTTTCCTCGCTTGAATTTCGCTTGGCGAAGAGAGTTGATGTGGGCGTAATTACGAACTCTCTGGACGGAACTGACGACGATAGTGTCAACAGCGCGGTCGTTGACTTTATCAAGCTTGCCTCCTGCTGCTCGTCTGAAATCATCAAGTTCCTCTTTTGTTCCACGCCCAAAAAGCGCAGCCCCTTTTTCCAGATACTCGTCTCTGAGAAAGGTCTTGATCTCGTCGCGGCGGTTATCAACAAAGGTGCTGAAATAAAAATTGTCGAGCTTATTGAAAAATCGAACGGCGCGCGTATCTGGCCCTCCGAATCTAAGCTTGACGGGGGAATCGCCGCCGAAGGGCGTGCTGTCTCGAAGCCGATAGAACTTGTAAATCTCTTCGGTTGTTCGCTTGACGATTTGTTCGGCGCGACGGCTAGTGAAAGCTGCCTGGTATGAATCCTTGACCTGCTCGAAGAGTGCGTCGGCAAACTCATCCCCGTTACTGAAATCACTAGCAGAAGCGTTGCTGAGATAAGCACGAATGCGATCAATCGCTGCATCGCGCGCATCGTCTGCGAGCGGCCTTGTGAGCTTGAGATATTTGTTGATGAAGCGGTCGAGTAGCGCATTGATTTCCTCTTCAGTTAAGCGGCCTTTTTTTTTAGGTGGAGAATGTTGTTGTTTTCCGCTTCGACCGTAGCGCCGCTCAATTCAATCACCTGCTGAGCGAATTTGTAGCGTTGTGCGCTACGGTCGAAGCGGAAGGTAGCCGTCATTGATTCAGACGCACGCCCAGCCCCCACCTTCATGCGTCGCAATGAATTGGCTGCCTCTGGATGCGAAGACAGAAGCTCAGGATCGAAAGCTGAGTCATAGCCCATCTCCTGAGCAGCCTCATCTGGAGAGATGATTCCTGCCCTGGCTTTTTGAATCGCAACTGTTACACCTATCTGCTCAGCTTGCGCATCCTGTAAAGGATTGAGAACGTGTGCGCGATTGAAGCTCAGTGATAGGCCGTCCACTTCGATTCCGGCAAGACTTAGATCGAGACGATACGTCGCTTCCTGGCGACGCTTCGCTAATCGCTGGATGTTAGAGACCTGCGAAGTAAGGAGGTGATAGACGACGCCCGCGTAAGTTTCTGTAGTCGAATCGGTGCGACCGAAGAATGCAGGCGGCATCGCTGTGCCGGACATCACCTGCTCTTCATTCATCCGCCACACTTCGTATGCGCCTCGCGCATCCGACGCCACATTCGAGTGCTCTATCTTTTGATCGCGGAAGTGAACGAGTAGCCCCTTGACGAAGTTGTTATCGAAAACCTTGCGCACGCTGGAGAGATACTTCTGAGCGCGTGTGTTGTATTCGGGAATGCTCTCATTCGGTTGTTTCGGAGGCGGCGTGCAGGCGACGGACACGAGGCCGAGGATGCCCAGCTTCTTAGCGATATACTTGATATTCTCAAGCATATCCGTTTGCGGCCCTGTGATGGCGTTCACTGCCGCCGACGCTGGAGGCTTTGCATAAGGACTGTTCTCGACAGTTTGAAGAGCAAAGTAATGATAGGTCTCAGGGTTGAGCCGGATCATTCCCATTGATGAGTTGGACGGCAATATCCCCGTGCGCGGCTGTTGGTGCGGAACGTATTGTCCTTCGAGATAGCAGAAGCGAATCTCTTCGACAGGTACAAGCACCACTTGTGAAACCCGACGCCCGCGGAAATCAACAACGTCTTCGCTGGAGAGAGCGCCCGACCAGGCGATCTGCGCCAGATAAGCATTGAGCAAACCATCAACGCCCGCGCCATTCGGATAAAGTCGATAGGCGGATTCGTTGATTCTTGCCAAAGCTGCCTCGGCCAGGCTGGAGTTGCGAGCATCAACCGTTATCTGATGGCCTGTATTGCCGAGGTTGACGATGTTTGTGACGTATTGCGAGAGATCAGGGTTGAAGAGCCAGAGATGTTTCAGGCAGCGCAAAAGTTCAAAGTCAATGACTGGAGAAACGCTGCCGAACGAATCGAGAGTTGCGCCGATGCGTCCAGATAGCGTGCTCTCTACGCTGGATCGTCCGTCGTCAGGCAATTCAATGCCTCCGACTCGCTTCAGCGACGCATACCATTCTTTTAATCGTGACCAGATCATTAACTTTGAACTTCGCGTTTATTTGCCCTGTACCGAAATCTAGGTCTCGCAGCACCTATTTTTCTGTTGACATACCTCTGGGACGCAGTGGGACACCCTTACGGGCCTATTACGGGTCTAGCGCCAACTCCCCATTTGCTTCTTTGACCTCATAGTTGAACCAGATGGTTTCGGTGCGCTTCTGTGTGCGCCTCGTAGAGCCTTTCCCCAGAATGCCCGTCAACCTGGTTCGCCCTGCGGCGGCACAGCATGTCTCCCAATCTTTTCGTTGCCATCCATTCTTCTCCAGTTCTGCATAAAGAGGGCTGGCATAACCTGAGAGCAGCACTTTGGCCTTGATGGTGAGCAGCCTGTTTATCAATCGGCTGTGGCTCTCGTCGCTTAGTTCATGCTCATAACCACCGCCCCTCCTGGTTG